GACCCTTTGTTGTACGTAGTTACACCAGCTTTGATATGGTCAGGGCAATTTTCATACGCATATCTAATACGTTGCATAATTTCCTGAGCACCAGTGTACTTGTGGGCAGCAATCAAAATAGTTGAGTCGGGTACAAACATAGCATACCACAATAGATAGCCAGCAGCACTTGTACTCTTACCGGTCTGTCTAGGCATTAGTGAAATGCTGAAACGATAGCTGTGATATGTATCGATCAGTTTCTTTTGGAACTCCCAAGGGTGATAGTTCATTGCCCCGCGAGTAGGATGCTGAATCATAAAGAAGTTATCCATGAAGTATAGATAACCTGTTTCCGGATCACAACATTTCAGAAAGTCATCAAGTTCTTTTTGGTTCTTGAAGACCGTCTTCTTATATGGATCTTTAATTAATGTAGGTGTGTTTCCACTCATAAAATATCTTAGCTTACTTTAATCACCGCAAAGTTTACAATAGGAGTATCAGTTAACGCCCCGGTACCATTATTGGTCAACGTAATGTTGAAGCTACCTACCTGCACTCTAGTAACGCTAATTGAATAACTGTTGGCAGTAACACCGTTTTGTATCGCAACAATCGGAACGTCGGTGACTGCCGTGATATAGGTATTATTTACAGTGAAAGTAATTGCTTCTCCTTTAGCAATAGAAGAATTGTTCATTGTAATTTGTCCTGTTCTACCATTACAAGTTACTGCTGTTGCTTTGCTTGTTAACTGGGTAGCAGTAGCATTGTTATTGGAAACATCATACCTAAACGTATTTCCTGCTACTACATTGTCGGTAGAGCTAATCTTAGTAGCAACTAACCCATTAGCACTATCAATTGTTGCTATCTTAGTAAGAGTATTACTACCTATCGCACAAGTCCAGAAGCTTAAATTACTACCTGCATTGGTCGTAGTGAAGTTTTCCATCGCTTGGTAAACAATACGGGCGCTTCCAGATCCTGCAACAGTATTACCATTATACCCAGTACTACTAATACGAATAAGCTCATCGCCTGCTTGTACTGGTGTAGGCGAAGTTACTGTTCCATTGATTCTGCGACCTACAAATGCCGCAAAAGTTCCGATACCATCGTTGTACAATCTACTAGGAATGTTTGCCTGACCAGTTAACTGTAACATGACACCAGTGTTTACCGGAGGAGAAAAGTTGCCTGACGTACTACCGATAATATTAACTGCGCCGGCAAGCGGATCAGCATCAGGAACAAGAATCTTAATTTGACCATCGCTAGTCGCACTGAAATATCTGTTAGCAACGTTTGGTGGCAATCCGTCTGGTTTGTAGAATCCAATATTGCCTACTAGCTGAATTTCAGCATTACCGTTTGTCTGCAAAACCATGTCTTCGTCAATGTTGACAATACTTAGTACGTTATTGCTAGCAGTAAAATCCCCGAAGCTTAATGGTAAGTTAGCAGTGTCAATCGTCAATAAGCCATCATTACTAATGTCTACTCCGGGTCCAGGCTTGATACCACCGATCTTATTATTAGCTGCCGGGGAAATATTCCCGGTAATAACTAGATTGCCGTTGATGGTGCCGGTATTTGCGGTAATAGAATTAAAAGAAGCGTTAGCATTAGTCTCTAAGTCAACAACTAATCCACCTGGAGTAACCCCGTCACTTACACGAATACTATTAGTGTCAGGATTATACCATAAACGGTCTTTTTGACCGACATATGTTTCAGTGTTTGCGTTATTATCACGGCTAGTGAAGAAGTTTTGAATAAAGCTCATTCAATTACGACTCCAGTGGTTCGTCGTCACCTAATTCAGACATTACAACCGGATCAATTAGTCCTGCGTTACGCTTGATAGCTTCTAGTTCACCGTATGAGTGCTGAGTTTCTTCCTCATCTTCATCACCGTCATAGATATTGTCTACGCCAACTGCTTTCTTTAATAGTTCCATCTTTAACTGTAATGGAGGAACAAACAAATCGTCCGGCTGTTCAGCTTGATCACATCCACAATCTTCGCCACCTGAGTCCGGTTCTGAAAGATAATCGTCGGGCACAACTTCGGGTTGTGGTTCTTGCTGCTTAGCGTCAATCATGTCTGCGAGTTGTCTAAACAACCGACTAAGGGATCCTTGGTGCATAAAAAATACTCTCATATTGCTATGAGAGTATTTATTCCCAATTTTAAATTTATCACTTAATGTCTAATGGTCTTGCCTTAGTAGCAACAATACAGAAGTACTTTTCTTTTGCGGTCTGCGTTTTCTCTGGATCCGCTGGATCCTGAATGTTTAAATCAAACTCAAGATTGTTGAAGCTGTCGATGTTAAAGCCGCAGCGCATTAACAATGCTCCTAATTGGTTAGCACCAAGAATGCTATAGTGGTTAGGATTATACTCGTGCTTTCTATCGCAGTCGGGGGCAGGAACTTCGATATAAATCTTACTACCCTGCTTGAGAACACGATTGTATTCCATCAAGCTAAAGATAGGATAGGGACTATGTTCTAATGCGTGACGTAAGAAGATGAAGTCCACTGATTCGTCATAATAGCCATCCTTCTGTGGAAGGAAGCTTAGATCATACTTCTTAATATCATGACCCTTACCTTCACAGATAGCAATATCGCCCGGACTTAATGTAACCCCGTGAACATTTGTATATTCACGTTCCTTCATTTCGTCTAGGAAGTAACCAGGACCGCAGCCTAGGTCAAGGATATGTGCGTCCTTAGGCAAATTGAGAGGGTCAACGTAAGTTTCTACTACCTGCTTAGTAAGCTGGCGATGAAACTGACTATCGCCTTCATCATAGATATGTGCTGTATAAAGCCATTCGTTGTAAAACTTTAGCTTTACGAGGTCGAGGGTTTGATTGATATCGATTAAGTTGTCCATAAAATTACTTATCAGGTGATTTTATGCTGGTTATTTTTTTCTGTAGTCTTTTGGTCTTTTTGCTATAGGACTTACTTTATTGATAGTATCTATTTCACTACTCTTACTATATGGAACCACCGATTGATGTTCTGTGGGTACAGTTTTCATAGCTTGGTGAAGCATATTATGTTCTGTTTCAGTATAGGGATGAACAGTGTTGAATTTTTCGATCCAGCTAGCACTATCCATTTGTATTGGTTTTTTGTCTTTGCCGTCCGCAGACGCCATTGCCATTCCCAAACGGTTCAGGTGGTAGGTTCTATCATATCCGCCAGCGTCACGAACCTTATGAGTTCCAGGCGATGCTTGCTCAGCACGTTTAGATATCTTTCCCTGCTTAGCTTCGTTTATAAATTCGTGCGCTCTCATCGCTTATAGCCCTTAAAAGGTTTCATTGGTGACCCTGTTTCTGTATCATCCATTTCATCACTGCCGGGAGTGCTTACAGCTTTTTTACCACTCTTGCCCACCTTACTGAGTGCCTGATCGATGACTTTACCTACATCAGGATCGAAGCTGCTGACAACTTGTTGTTCGCCCCAAGCACTAGTGGCTTTGAATTCTGGCTCATATCCGTCCATGACTCCATCACTTTTTCCCTGCTCGCCTCTAACCGCAGCGATGGCTACGCCAAATCGATATAAATCATAGAAATCATTGTTCTTTAATTCAGGAATGACATAGGTGTTAGGTAATGCCTTAGATGCTACATCTAAACCATCATGAACTTGGTCTAGTCGTTGTTCAAATATAAACTCTCTTGCTCTCATTAGCCTGCCTGTTCAGTTTGTACGATCAAATCGTTTTCTGTGGTTAGAACCGCATCTACGTAACCATCTAGTTGTAAGAACAAGCCCGCAACATTGGCTCCGGTCCAGATAATTTGAGAACCAACTAAGTGGAAAAGCGTATTAGCTGTTAGTGGGCTAGCAAGAATTTGAACATTTCCACCAGAAACAACCATGTTGTATGAAGCTAGTGCGTTTCCGAAAAAGCTTGTGCCGCTACCTACAAACTTTACGTCATCTGCTGCTTGGTTTATTTGAGCATATAGTTGAATTGTCTGTGAATCGTCTGTGGAAGGGTCTGCTGTGTAAAGATACAACTGACCTACAGTAAAAGTATTTGCTGGCGTTTCAAAGATTACTTGTCCAGGTGTGTTCCCTACAGTATAAGAACTTTCTGTGTTTAATGCTGTGGGAAATAAGTTAGAGAAGTTATTATTAATCTTAGCAAACGCTACACGTAATGGATCGCCTTCACCATCGTTAGGTAGTGTACCAATGTTAATAATTTCTTGAGTTGCCATAGTAATCTTCCGTTATTATTATGTATTTATCAAACGGGAGACCAGATTACTTTTTGGTAGCGTCTTCGAAAATCTTCTTTTGCTTTTGATACCACTCGTTCCAACCTTCAACCTTGCGTTCGCATTCGTGGTATAGAACGTAGTTTTGTACTACAACCTTAGTAAATTCGCTGAGACTCATTCCCTCAGTTGCTTCCTGTAACTTAGCACACTTTTCTTGTAATGTGGCAGGAGCTTCCGGGAACTTAGGAGTTGCTGGGACTGCGGTTATGCTACAACCAGTCAACAATAGTAGAAACGTTGCTGCTAAAACCGATTTCACTTGGGTTCTCCGTCTAGCTTGCTAGTATCTAGTGTTGCTGCTGCGTTGTGAGCATTGATCACTTCTGCTGGAAGTTCACACTTATTGTTGTACTTGATGACTTCTCTATCAACATATTCGGTGATGGTCTTGCCCTTCAAACGGATAACTTCTGTATCCTTGACGATCTTTTCTACGATTTCGGTGTTAGTCTGTGCTGCTTTGGCTTCTGCTTCCGCTAATTTCTTTTCAAGCTCTGCTACAGCTAGTGCTTGATCATGCTTGTATGCTAAGCCACCCTCAAGATATAATCCAGCAGCAATCAACACAAGAGAAACTACTTTAATAAGATAGTTATATGTGTTGACAAGAGGAATGCGTTGAACAAAGAGTGCTACCAGTAATCCTACGATACCGGTTGATAGGACAGTGTGAATTGTCCATTCGGGAAGCAATGCGAGTAACCAATAGATAGACATAACGTATTATTTATTCCGTAGTTCTTATTTTAGTAGTAATCATGTCCATAGCACAATAGCAATCATATACGTCACATTTGAAGGGTTCATTGAAGAATGTAAGAGAGTCAGGTTCAAACGGTGTCTTGTTTCGCTTACATCCTCCTCTAAACTTAAATCCAGGTTCAATATTCATCGTATCTATGCCGGCATAGCAATCCCACCCTTCAAATCTGTTTTCCCCGGTCTTCATCATTTGAATTACGTTTTTAGTTTCTACCGAACCGTCACCATAGAATACATTCGCATGTGTATCTAATGGCATTTGATTCTTGGGTATGTGTTCACATGTTTTTTTCTGAGGGAACTTCTTACCTAAATTGATGTTGTAGTGGTTTACTAATTTTTCAAATTTTTCTTTGCCTACTGTGTCTTCATCGATTCTATATGGCACGATATCCATTGCGTTAGTAGTAACAATGTTTCCGGTATTCTCTATCAGATAATCTAAACCTTCTAATACATAATCAACTGAGTCTTTTGTGTATGTAGAGGGATTGATGATCAGTGTGGGTTCGTCTAGAAATAGATTAGACACTTCTGCTAGATGCTTGTAGTCCGCGTTTTGTTGACTATGAAATGTCATATAGATTAGATCCATAACTCTAGCGTCTCTGAGGGCAGTCCACCAGCGTAATGTTCTACTACCATTGCTGATCAATGACGTATACGCGCCTTTCTCTTTCATATACGATACGAGTTCTATGAAGTTAGGATATAGCGTAGGCTCTCCGCCAGTGAGTTGAATCCAATATGGCTCTCCTTCACATGCCTTAGCAATCGAATCTACGATTTTTTTGTTAGTTTCTAGGTCTTGCCATCCGACTAATCCCTTTTTGTTTTCATCACCGCAGAAAGGACAGTCGTAATTACACTTGTCATGTAATTTCCATTCAACTAGTTTATAAGGGAACTTGTCAAACGTTTGAATTTTTACTATATTATCCATAGAACTTTCTTACCTTATCAACTATATATTCGACTTCGCTATCATCTAGTTCCGGATATATAGGAAGACTTAGTACCCCTCTAGATAGAGCAACACTAGTGCTGATAAGGTCAGGCTTCTTTATGATATCTTTAGCAATGGGCAATTCGCTAAGAGCATAGGGATAATGTATCTTAGCTTCGATCTTGTTATCCAATAGATATTGATACAACTCATTACGGTCTTGAGTGTATATCACAAACTTTTGGTGTGCGTGTTGTTCAGCGTTAGTGAATGGTTCGCTGAGACACCTAAAGGGCATGTCTTCAAAGCCATTCAAATAGTAATGACATATTTCCCTACGCCGGCGTTGCCACTTGCCGATGTACTTACTGCGTACCAACAAGTGACTACATTCTAATTCACTCATCTTACTGTTAGTGCCGGGGTAATAGTGATCTGGCTTACCGTTATTTTTAAAAACGTTGACCCATTCGTACAACGATTCGTCATTAGTTACGATTGCGCCGCCGTTACCACTACTAGGTAGATTCTTAGTAGGATCAAAGCTGATAGCCATACCGTCACCAACTTGATGTTTGTCAACTGTCAGCCAATGTTGAGCACCGTCAACGATAGTGTTGCTGTAAAAGGCTCTGTTATTTGTAGCCCCATATAAACCAACAAAGCATGTGTAAGCGTTGAAATTTCGCTCATAGTCATCATCAAACTTCATTAGTCCGTTGTTATCAGTATCAACTAATTCAACGTCCCAGCCCATGCTGTAGAAAGCATTTAGTGTGGCTGGATAAGTTAGGTTGGGGATTCGTATTGTAGGAGGTTCTTCATCACCCGCTAGAAAGCAAACATCATAATGATAGCCTGCAATCAACTCCAGCGCATGTGTGCCGCTGTGTGTTACAGTAGCAAATCTACATCCTGTGTGGTCGCGTAGCCAAGATTCAAAAGAAGCCGTGAAAGGGCCATTGATAAGTGTACCCTCTCTAAGGGCCTCATGGGTAGCTTCTAATAGCTCCTCTTGAAGGTTGCTATACTGTCTTGCTAGACCAAAATGCGGAATTAGAAAGCCACTCATAGTAGGCTTGAAATCCTTCTTCTACGTCAACTTTAGGATCATAGTTGAAATCTCTACGGGCAGCATCGATGTTCAAGGCTCCCCGACTAGGAAAGTCAGCATCCTTATCTCTGACTTCGATTGTACCCTTACCTACAATCTTTACTGCTAACTCTGCTGCCTCAAGAAGTGTTCTACTGTGACTCTTTGTGATATTGTAAGTTTTGTTTATCGTGTTTTCACTTAATGACGCTGCTGTGATTCCGTCGGCGGCATCGTCAACGTAGGTGAAGTCGAGGGTCTCATTCGCTCCATTAACGCTGAGTACGCCTCCTCGCATTGCTGTGAGCATAAACTTTGCGATGACACGGTCTTCCACATCAAGTGGCCCGTATACAGCACTAGGGCGAATAATAGTGTGATTGAAAACACCTTTACGAGAGTAATCTTTGACAAGCCATTCTCCTGCAAGTTTCATGATGCCATATTGACCTTGCGGATTACATATAGCATCCTCTGTAACGTCATCGGTGAAATCACCATAGACCATACTACTACTTATGTAAACAAATTTTTCAGTGCCATTACGGGCGGCAGCTTCACATAAGTTCAACAAGCCTTCCATCATTGTACGGGCGCCTGACGCAGGATTGCTATTGACTACTTTCTGACGGGGAAAGCTCGCCATATGAATAACAATGTCAGGCTTGAACATCTTGAATGTGTTATCGATTACCGCGCGGTTTTCGATGTTATACGGGTGGCAAACCGAACTAATCTTTTTGGATCGCTCGTTGAATAGGTAATCCATTTCGTCTTGGGGGATGATGCCATAGTTGGTCATGTTGTCAACAATAATTACTTCATGCCCTAGGTCTTCTAACCTAGCTACAACATTGTGACCAATGAGGCCCATTCCGCCAGTGATTAAAATCTTCTTCATGAATTGTGCTTCAAATAATTTTCCGCAACTAGTATCATGCCCTTAGCCTGATCAACATTCACTGGCATAGGAATATGAGTTCCTGCTTCGTACTTCATAGCAGAATCTAATAGAGGCGCAATGTCATTATCAAAGATTTGCGCCATTGTGTTGAATAGTTCTTGTGCTTCTCGCTCTGTCATACCCGACATAAGCGTGTACATACGATCATCTTCACTAATTCGTAGCCCATAGTCATGACGAAAGGTCATACACATGTTATTGATGATTTGTTCTCTATTCATATTTCAACTTCCAAAAAGTGTAGAGTTCTGGCGTAAGATAACCTCTAATAACATATCTAACTCCCCAAGATGCCACATCGGTTGCTTGATGCCAACTGGGAACTGGATCAGAGTGCTTCATCATCCATTGTCCAGCTTCTGAATTTTGCCATTCAAAGATTGGTTCAGCAGCATAGATATCTGGATCTTCTACATCACTAACAGTAAACGTATATGCGTTTACAACAATAGGTTTCACTAAACTGCCATCTCCGCTTTGATTGTACCATGACTTTTATAGTCAAATAGCACTATATCATCCATAGTGAATTTGTCAATATCTTTTATGTCCGAATTCAGCTTTAATGTTGGCAATGGATATTCTTCGCGGGACAATTGTTCTTTAACTTGTTCAACGTGATTAGAATAGATGTGGGTATCGCCAGTTGAAATGATAAGTTCACCTACGTCAAGATCACACACCTGAGCAATCATGTGAGTGAGTAGAGCGTAGCTAGCGATGTTGAAGGGCAAACCTAGAAATACATCAACACTGCGCTGATACATATGGCAGCTAAGCTTGCCCTTACTAACATAAAACTGACACATAACGTGGCAAGGGGGCAATGCCATTTGATCAAGTTCAGCTACGTTCCAGGCGGTCATGATATGTCTACGACCATTTGGATCAGTTTTGATACCCTCGATTAGATTAGCAAGTTGGTCGATTTCTCGCTTATCAACTGCTAACCTTCTTCCTCCATGGTAAGCAGGCCCAAAGTCTTGCTGTTCAACGTATCGGTTCCAGTGTCTCCACTGTACACCATATACTCTGCCCAAATCCCCGTCGTGTTTCGCTTTTGGTGTCCAATAAGCTGCCTCAGCATTTCCTGTCCAGATTGTGCTATGTGAAGCGTCTCGGGATCCGTGTAAAATTTCCGCAAGTCTTCTCTCATCGTTGCTCCCTTCTATAAACCAGAGTAGTTCACTTTTAACTGCTTTCCATGCTAACTTCTTTGTAGTGATAGCAGGGAAACCCTTTGATAGATCAAATCTAAGTTGACGACCAAAGACGCTGATAGTGCCGACTCCGGTTCTATCGTCTTTGACTTCGCCGTTATTTAGTATGTCTTCAAGTAAATCATGGTATTGCTTCATGTTAAATCCTAAATGAATATAATGACGTTCTAGGGTGGTGTGTGACCTTTTGGCCTAACATATCTTCTAGCAGTTTGATATTGGACATGATATCAGGATACCTAGAATCACCGTAATCATGTCCGCAGAATAGTCCGCCAGGCTTAATGAGGGGTAAGAAATATTCTATGTACTCTAAGTCAGAGGGATTAGTGTGCGAGGCATCCAAAAAGAATATATCTATCAAATCTCCCGGATAGTCAATATTATTTGGACTATCTCCTCTCAGAGGAATCACGTTGGGATAATTAGATGTATTCTTAATGAAACCAGCTAGATCATCGAACTTGTCTATACAATATACTTTTACCGAGGAATCAGCTTCGGCCCAGGCACTAGCACTAAGTCCTAAATAGGATCCAACTTCAACTATTACTCCATCCGCAGGCACCATTTTTGCCCACTCTGATATTTGTAGTAGCTCTCGTGGTGCCATAAAGCCCAAGATCGAAGTGTCCATAGTTTTCTATTCTATATCCCATATAAATATCTAGAGTTTTTAACTCGCCAATAGAAGTGCTGTTTATATAGAATAAACGGTAGGTATAAGGCCGCAATAAAAGTAGCTAGTGTAACCCAACCTGATGTTATAAACCAAAGTATTATCCAGGCAATAGGGACTGAGGCATATACAAAAAATTCTAACACTTTATTAATCTTTCGCAGCTTGTTACGTTTCGCTACTTCTTCGGGAGTAGGGGGAACATAGCTTTCAGATAACTGTCGATTCTCTTCCTGACTAACATAGATTACTGTAGGGGCAGGAGGTCGGTTCATCAGTACTTCTTGTCGAAGTGCTTCCCACATTCTACGTTCGGCATTAGCCTGCGCAATGCGGTTCTCTCCCCCAGTATGTTGTCTATTTTTTCTGGCTTGTAAGCATACATTACAGTAAAGGACTCCGCTATTACTATGAAATATATTGTTACATTCCCAACATGTTTGTGCTGTCATTTTCTTTTCCAAATTTCATATCTATGATCAGAGAACACCTCGCTCCAAGTTCGTGTAAAATTAGCTTCTATGTATAACAAATCTATGAAGGTATCACAAGTATAATGGTCATATACTTTAGTAAGATGTATTTCGTCAATCTCTTTCCAGTAACTACCGATTAGTTTGGCTCCGCCGATCAACCAAAATTCTACATCATCTGGTCTATTCCAATTGTTAAGTTCCGAAGCCCTGATTACGTTATCATATTCAGCTTCTAATGGCCTAGAAGAAACAACGATATTGATTCTGCCGGGCAATGGTTTCTTGGGTAGACTATCCCAAGTATTACGCCCCATAATGACCGTCTTGCCACTAGTTAAGCGTTTAAATCTTGGCAAATCGCCCTGGATATTACTCCAGGGCAATCTGTTTTGATAGCCTATTCCCCCATCCGGGTCACATGCTAGTATTAGTTTCATAGTCCATTCAATAATCTATCTGTTTCGGGCTGTACAACGTCTGCGATTGTCTG